AGGAGGACTTTCTGGGTCGGAGTGGCGAACTGACAGAAGTAATCGAAACAGGCAGACTGATACATGACAAAGCTGGCCGGAAAGAGCTGCCAGAGAGAGTCTCCGAGTCCGTGACCGACGGCGAATTCGGAAAGGTAGGAAGGGAGCTTCTCGAGATGGGTTTCGTCGTCGAAGGAGATAGCCAGCTTAGCGAAGAGGGCCAGGGGGGAACGGACGGCGCCTTCAGGGCCGACATAGTACCCACAGAAGAGACCGTAAGGAGACAGCTCGGTCTTAAACTGAAGGTGGACGAGGGTGGAGACCGCGGCCCAGTAAGGTGAAATTGGAGGCTCGGAGTCAAGGAGGGAGTCGTCGCCTGAGATCATAACTCCTTGGTTGGTGACTTGGTACTTCAGGTAGATGATAGCCAAGTTGTAATCGGAGTTGTCGTCATAGGTGCCTGGTTCACCAGTCAGACGCATGCAAGTCAAAGGTCCGAACTGGGTTTCGATGCTTGTCTTTATGGTGAAGTGCAGATCGATTAAGTTCTCCGGAATGTTGAGTCGCTGCATCTTCTTCACCTCGAAGAGGACCGCCTCGCCATGCTGGGACTGATCAAAGGAGGTGTAATCATTGGCGAGATGGACGGAAGGGGTGAGGTGGGCCTGGCACCACTGTGAAAGCTCGAAAGGAGTGTGGCCAGCGTGGATGTAGAGGTTGTCGGGGCGGTCGAGGTCGTCGAAGTGCCGCTGGTACTTCTTGACGGGGCCTAGGGCCAAGATTATGGCGTCATGCATGAGAGCGAGCGTCTGACAGGCTTTCCAGGGTCCGAACAACGAACCTTCGTTAACCTTGTGCTGGGTTTTCGCAAAGATGCGGACAACAGAGTAGCGCCAATCAGGATCTGATCGGAAGGCGTTGGCCATGATAATCGCCTGAGTCTTGGAAGTGAGCTGAGCGAACTCGTTCAAATTTATGCACTCAGCAAACAGAACGGGGTCGAAAGGGATGCGGCGGTTGGGATTGCGGCGGTAGGCTCGGCAGTGTGCCTCATAGAGAAGCTGAGCGAGGAGCTGGTCATTGGAGTTGGACTTGTAGGGATGGCGGGAGGGGCGAAATCGAAGACGTTTCTTGATGGAAGCGGGGAGCAGGGTGGGATCGTGTTTCGAGGAGTGCCGGGGGGCGAGCAGGGAGAGGGGTTGGGGGGCGAGGACACTTGGAAGATTCAGGTAGGGGAACTGGTTGGAGGTCTGATCCCGATAGATGATTTCCTTGGAGGAGGGATCAAGGGCGGGCATGAAGTTCGAAGCAAGTGAGCGGAAATCGATGCCGGGGTACACTGGCTCGATGGGGGCTGGAGTGAATGGGTAGGGCATGGAGGGATTGGCTGGGGCGGAGGGTACAGCAGAAGGGGTGTCGAAGTGGAGGGGAAGGCGGGATTCGGGAAGGAAGTGTGTGGAGATCTGGGGAGCGTTGGTGGAGCCGTCGCCTAGGAGGACCGGAGTGGTGAGGACGACAGAGTCAGAGTTGTTTGGGTCGTTGGCGGAGGCGGTGGGTCCGAGTGGAAAGCAGGGATGGGCAGCGAGGCGGGATTGGAAATTGGAGAGAGAGCTCGAGGAAGAAGAAAGGGTGCGCGGAACGCTGGGAAAGGCGGAGGGATCAGGGAAGGGGTTAGGAACGAAGGAGGCGTGTGTGGAGCCGGCTCTCAGGCTGATGCGACGGTGAGTGAGGGGCGAGTGCAAAAGGGGCAACTTCGGGTAGATGTTGGGAAACAGGCGAGGAAGGTCGGCTGCCAGCCCGCTAGTGATCTGGTGCAGCATGGGCGAAGCGGCTGGAGCGTGGAGGAGCCGAGTGTCGCCGACGAAGAAGAGACCGACTTTCGAGCGAGTCAGGGCTACGAGAGTGTGGGAGTTAGAAAGAAGCAGGGCATTGCGGTCGAGGTGGATGGAGCAGGGGGTAGAGTAAGTAGAACCCTGGGACGAGGCCACGGTGAGAGCGGAGTAACCGCATTGCTGGAGAGTCTTGGCGGTACTGGAGGAGGCGGTCAGA